GTATTAGAATACTAAAAAAATACAATCCGAAAATGAAACTTATTTTTAGTTTTGCAGACCCTCGTCAGGATCATAAAGGGATAATTTACCAAGCAGGAAATTGGGTTTATACGGGGAAGTCTCCTTCATGTAAACAGTATTTAATTAAAGGCAAATGGACTCACGTTCGTTCTGTTGGGTCAAAATATGGTACAACGAAAACAAAGTTTATTGAACGAATGGGATTTGCTACTAGGGAAGGTATGGCAAAGCACCGTTATTTATATCCCCTCAATAATATAATCCGCAAGCAAATAGAACCTTTACGAAAACCATATCCTAAACGCCTCACAAGCAAAGATAGCGTTGCGGCTGATAACCAATCAGTAGAGGGCGGTGCAAGTCCGACCGTGAGGCTTTTATAATATTATTATGCTCTATATTATTATTTGTGGTATATTATTATACGGAGAAAAGAAATATGGTGCTGTTTAAGGAGCGGGTATGCCAAAGAACGGCAAAAACGGTAGAAATGGGAAAACCCATTGGCAGAGTGACCGGAGAGTCATGCTGCTGCTTAATAAAATACGTGAAGGGTGGGCGCACTCTAAGTGTATTACATACGCAATAAACAAATGGGAAATAAGCAAACGATGGGCATTAGAATTAGTCAATCGTGCTGAATGTATATTCGTAGAAGAAAATGAATCAACCATACCGCTAAAAGTATCTGCTCAGCGTGCCCGCTTATTTAAACTTCTGAAAATGTGCGAAACGCAGGCAAGGCTAATTCAAAAAGAAACTACGACCAGAGTATTGCGAAGGCCCGGACGCAGGCAACGAGATGATGAAGGCAATCCAATTCGTGAACAGGAAGAAATCAGGGTAGTAGAGCAGAAGCAACGAAAACTAACGCTTGGCTATTTAGATTTATATCTGAAAACATCACAGGAAATAGCTAAGCTGGACGGACTGAATCGTCCTGAATTATTCGAGAACGTATCGACCGAACAGGTAAAGTTGGTTAAGATGCCGTTGGAAATTAAAAAGAAAAACGGAAAGGATAAGTAAAATGTTTGCTAATATATTGATTTTACTGATAGGTATAAATTTGATATTCATTGGCGGAAGGTTGTTCTATATTCATAAAGTATTATTAAACATACTTAAAGAATTACGCAATGCTAAGACAGATACAAATTGAACCAGGCAGCGTTATCGTCCCTAATCCTGGCGGTCAATGGGGATTTGCTTGGGACTGGGAAAGCTATGTAGTTGCTTTAGAAGGCGGCTGGTTCTCCGGTAAGTCGTTTATCGGTGCTCGTAAATTAGTATCACTTCATATTCATAATGCCTTTGACGATAAAGGCAATCCAACCTATGTACCTTCTGCGTGTATAGCCCCTACCTACGGAAACGCAATGGACTTTTGCGTACCGCATATCCAGGACGCTTTAGACGAAAGCAATTTAACGTGGAAGTGGATAGGCGGCGGTAATATAGCGTCTGGTAGATATTCTGCTCCTGCTATTACAGTTTACGATCTTGGAACGAAACGACGGCCAAGCGTAATCCTTGTACGTTCGGCAGACAGCCCTGAAAAGATCACCGGATGGAGCGTAGGGGCTGCGTGGGGTGATGAACCTTCAAGATGGAAGGAAGATAGACTAGACCCACGCAGGGATGCATTGACGCAGTTGTTTGGCCGGGTGCGCCACCAAAACGCTAATATAATTCAAATTCTGTTTACATACACCAATGAGGGTGACGCTACCAGAATCTATGAAGAAATGCACAAAGGCAAAACAGACCGCAAGGTTTATGTCGCTTCTACCAAAGAAAATCCAACAGCCAAAGAATTTTATCAACAGCAAAAAGAAAATCTTACAAAAGACCTAGCCGATCAATACCTGGAAGGAAAAGCGGTCAGCCTGCGTGGAGGCAGAGTATATCCATCGTTCGATAAGAATACTAACGTGGACGGCAGGGTGAAAATCGTTAAAAATAAAAATCTTGATTTACATCTATCGCTTGACTTTAATATATCGCCGGGGATGCACGGAGAAATAGGACAGTATTTTAAGGAAAAAGACGTTTTGACGGCAGCGAAAGAAATCTATGCACCACGACTAAGCCTACGTGGTCTGTTGAAAAAATTTGAGGAGTGGATAGCTTCTCAAGGAGGATTTCATTGGAGGGAATTAGTAGTATTCGGCGACGCTACCGGAAGTAGTGAATGGGCGGGTACAGGTGAAAGCTGTTATCAGATAATTAAGGCAACGTTAAAAAATATCGGCTTTCCATATAAATTAAGAGTTCCCAGTGCAAACCCTCCTGTTATAGATCGTGTGAACGCAATGGACGTTGCGTGCTGCGATGTTGGCGGGAGGGTTCATTATAAAATTCATCCTAGTTGCGAACGCCTAATAGATGATATGCAGAATATGCGTCGCAACAAGTTTGGAGATATAGACGATACGGATAAGAAGTTATCGCACGCAAGTAGTGCCGAAGGATACCGAATAAATATACTGCGTCCGTTACGAGTGCATCATAGAAAAATCGGAGGCAGAATAAACGTCGTATAAAAAAGAGGATTATTATTATGCCTACACCACCAAGAAAAACCGATACAACGGTTAAAATTAAAGAGGGGGAAAAAACCAAGAGTCAAGCACAACTTATGGGGCGTGTTTTCGGCTATGTCTCTTTTGACTATGGATTTGACGATGCGCCTAAGGGCGATATAACTACTTATCGCAGGATGCGTAATAATCCGACGATAGCCCTGGCACGTGAGATTGCCAACGCTCCGATAAAAACAGCCGCATGGTCGCTCGAAAACAAAGAAGGCGTACCGGAAGAAGCGATTGAGTTTGTTCAAAATACAATCGAACACGTTTGGCCTCTGCTTATCGTGGATATGCTGCGTGCAAGAGATTATGGTTATCAGGGTTTTGAAAAGGTTTGGGAATTAAAAGAAGGAAAGTGGGTCTATAAAAAACTAAAAGGTCTTTTGCCGGAAATTACTCAGGTAGCAATCGACAAGGATAAGAATTGGAACTTTGACGGGATTATACAGCGTGATGTCCACCTGCCCATCGAAAAATCTCTATGGTATTCCTACGACGCAGATATAGGTAACTGGTATGGGCGTAGCTGGTTTGAGAATATCCGGGAACATGCTTGGACGCATTGGAACGATACCAGTACGAAATTTCTCAAACAATATATTAAAAAAGTTGCTGGTACTATCCCTATTGTTCATTATCCTATCGGTGAATCAGAGAACGTTCAAGGCGAAACGAAAAGCAACTATGAACTTGCAATCTCTATACTCTCAAAGTTGGGCAGCGGTGCTGGCGTAGCAATACCGCAAGAGTTAATTGGCTTTGCTGAGGAATTTATTCGCAGCGGCGCTAATATTAAAGACCTTTTAGCCTGGCAAATTTCATTCTTAGAAACACGCAGCACTCATGGTCAGGATTTTCTTGGTATTCTCAAATACTACGATTCGTTACTTATGCGTGGCCTTTTAGTTCCAGAGCGTGTAGGCACGGAAGGCCAACATGGAACCAAAGCTGAAGCTGGTGAACACGCAGATATAGCCCTTACTATTTCTGATATTGTATTTCAGGATATTGTACGTGTTATCAACTGGTACGTTGTTAATCCGTTGCTTGTTTATAACTATGGCGTAGAAGCTGAAAATTCTATCTGGATAAAACGTGAAGGTCTGGACCCGGATATGAAAATATTTTTCCGTACTATTATGGAAAAAATATTAACCAGCCCGACTAATATGGATTTAGTTCAGGCATGGATGGACGTAAATTCTATGTTCGATGCCTTGGGAATACCAAAAACCGACGATACGTTAGAGCCGGTAGAACAACTGCCGGAAGATGGTATAGAGGACGGAAAAGTAAAAGAGGAAGAAGAAGAAATATTAGCTTCAATTCTACAAGGTCAATTCAAATGAGTGACGGACTGCATAAATGGAAAACGTGTCGGTATGCGGAAAACGAGCGTACAGCGTTTAGTTATATAGACAACTCTGAAGTACAGGTCAAAGATTGTACGTATATGATATACAATACGCCGCCAAGATCGGTAGCTAATCGCGCTTGTTCTGCCCAAGCAATAGATTGTGCCGATTGCGGAGTATATAAGCCAAAGCATAATGGACAAACGAAAGCTAATAAAACTTCAAACCCGAGAAGCCCGACACCTTGAGCGGATAGGAATACGGGATGCTTTCCGTATTTCAAATTCTATTAGGGTTGGCGTAATTCGCTCTTATACTACCGGACAGCCAGTAGGTGAAGCAATCGCTAAAGGAGTGGCCCGTTTCACCCCGATTATAAATAAAGCAATTACAGCAGCCTACTTGCAGGGCAGGCTTAGAAGTATTTATACCCTCGTTACCGCCAAGTCTGAAAAGAAAAAAACGCTATACAGTTCTTACGATGAAGCACTTGGTTTTTGCCGGCGTCGTATGGAACTCACAGAGGAACAGTTACTTGCTGTGAGAAATAATTATGGTGAAATTGCCACCCAGGTTACAAAAAGTCTTGGCGATGAAATAGAAAAACGTGCCCAAAAATCAATCGAACGAACCTTAGAAAAAGGGATGCATGTAAGGGAGGGTGTGAAGGATTTAAGACAGCAATTTGAGGATATGGGTATTACACCCACGCAGTCACATTTATTTGAAACTCTGGTACGCACTCAAACTCAAATGGCCTACGGAGCTGGGCGCTGGCAGGCCAACCAAGACCCCGCAATACAGGAAATTCTATGGGGATATGAATATGTTACGGTTGGTGATGATCGGGTACGGCCAAGCCATGAAGCGATGGACGGGACAAAGTTGGAAAAAGACAGCCCGGAGTGGCAGCATATATGGCCTCCAAACGGTTATAATTGTCGATGCAGCACGATAGAAATATTCGATGAAGGTGTACCAGTACCTCCACCGGAAACAACAACAGACGATAGAGGGCAGGAGATAATCGTGCAACCGGATAAAGGCTTTAGCTTTAATCCAGGGGCTATATTACCTCAAGCTGATATGCCGCCAGCGTCCGTTAAGGGAAAATCGACGATAAAGAAAAAAGCAGAAACAAAAGAACAGAAATTGCTAAAAAAATCTACTGCCGAAATAGCTGTAAAAGATAAACAGATTCGATCTATGAGCAAGCAGCAGGCAACGGCTGAGCATACTAAAATTAGGGCAGAAACACTAGGGAAAGCCAAAAAATATGAAAATGAAGAACAGTGGGCTAAAAGCCTTACCAAAGAACAGAAATCGGCTATAACGAATTATACCGGCGATGCGTATGCGAATATTAAAAAAACACAAGAATCATTTAATAGCATGGCACCTGGTAAAATATCTGCTGTGTTGAAAAAGAAAACTGGTTTGCCAAAAGACTTAAAACAGGCAATGGAAATCGAAAAAACATTATTGTCTGCACCGCAATATGACAAGAAAATATACCGAGGTTTAAAGCTAAAAACTAAAGCAGATATAAAGAAATTTGAAGAAATATGGACCAAAGGCAAAGAAATTAGTTTTGATAGTATTCAGAGTTTTTCAGGTAGAAAAGCCGTGGCAGAAGGATTTGCTTATACACCAAAGGGTAAAAGTGTAATTATCGAAATGAAAAAGGCTCCAAGGTCCAGTGCTAATATTGCTCCAATTAGTAAAGGAGAAGGCGTATTAAGCGAAGCTGAAGTATTAGTAGGAAGCAATGGAAAATATAAAATAAAAAGCGTAACCCAAACAAAAATAAGCGGCGGCCAATATGACGCAATTAGGGTTGTTATTGAGGAAATTATATAATGGTTAATAATAATACAAGGCTTAAACAATTAGAAAAAAGAATGGAAACCCTTCCTGAAATAACCGTGGAACCACAGAAAATGGCTTTAATAGCATCAAGAAAACAAATACTTATAAAAAATCTACAAATAGAAGAACCGAAAAAAACAAAAAAATAAATATTTTATTTGCATATCTGTTAAAATTTGTGCTATATTATTATTGCACTGGGTCGGAAAATATAATATAGACGGTTAAAAATAAGGGATTTGGAGAAAATATGCCGGTATCCTGTAAATTTATAAACGGCAAATATCGCATAATCGGGCCTTCCGGAACCATCGAAACCAACGCCGACGGCTCGGCTGTTGACGGTGGCGGTCACAGCACGATGGAGCTATGCCAAAAACAAGCACGGGCGATAAACGCCAACGCTGCCAGTATTCTAATTCAAGACCCGGACAGCCAAAATCCGTTTGAACTAGCCTCAAGTCAATCGACCAATGCGGCGGGGTTGCCGATACAAAAATTCAAAAAGGAACTAATATCAATAGGCAACTATACCCATCCGATACACGGTTGGAAATTACGGGTAACAAACGACCGTATGAAAAAATGGGTTGCCGGGTTCAATTCTATGTCGAGCAATGGGGTTGACGTAGAGATCGTTAAAGACCATTCTCTCAAGGCCGATGATGTAGTAGGTTATCTAACCGATATGTATATCGAGGAAAATAAGCTGATCGGCGTACATGAAATGGTAGGTGCGGGTTCAATCGAATTGGCAAGCCGGGTAAAAAATGTAAGCGTCTTGATCGAAAAACAATTCAAAGACGGTAAGGGCAAAGAATACGGCGAAGTCATTACGCATAGCTCTATCGTGCAAAAGCCGGTAGTGCCAAACCAAGAAGGTTTTTTTCCCATCGCGGCTAGCACTGCGGACAGTGCCGATATACAGCCATTATTTTTTAACCAGACCTTAAAAGACAAGGAGAATCCAAGCATGGATGACAAACAGTTGAAGGAAATCCGGAAGCTGCTCAACCTGAAAGACGAAGATGAGTTGACGGCTGATAATGCCCTGTCCGTTATCGCCGATAAATTCAAATCCCTGCAAACACAGGCGAGTAAGGTTGAGGAACTTGAAGCGAAAATCAAGGAATTGTCGGCTCGTAAAAAAGAGCCGAGTGACAACAAAAATGACAGCGTTATGAACGACGAACTAGCTGCTCAAGCTGCGTCGTTAGGCAGGGAACGCTTGAACCTTTTAACCGAAAAGGGTAAGGTAACGCCAGCGGTGCGGGATAAACTGGCGGCCTGTCTCATCGGCGAAGGAGATAACCTCAACAAATACGCACTCAGTATGAGCACGCAGCCGGATAATCAGTCGATTCTGCAAAAGGTGATCGACGCCTTGTGTGAGAACGACATTGTTAAACTTGGTGAACAGACCGGCCATCAAGTGTTAGCGCTCAGCAGAGAAGCTCCGGGCGCTTCCGACGAGAGCGAAGCCGACGAACAGTTCAAGATGGGCCAGGAAGTCGGCAAAGAAATCGCAAAGTCCATGTAATTGAACACACAAAAAACAGAGGAAAGGAAAATCGAGTACCAACAATTTAATCAATAATTGAAGGAGTTTTTTATCATGGAACAAGGAATGCCAAGAATAGGTACAAAACGTACCACAACCCCTCGGAAAGTGCTGA